ATAGTTAGAGATATAATCCGCCACTTTGATACTTATCAATTCGAGTCTTCTTTAGATGCTAGAACCATATTAAATGAATTAATAGGAATCTATAATAAATAATTCAAACTTGAGTTAAAAATGACATGCGGAACACAGTTAAGTAAAATATGTTACACTTGCGGAGAGTCAAAGCCTATGACTGAGCAATACTTTATATTTGACAGAAGAAAAGATAGGCAATCTTTTTACGGATCTTGCAGAGAGTGTACTAATGAAAAAACTAGAAATAGAAGAAAGGTTAAAAGAGTTGGTAAATATGATACTGATTATGGTATTAAAAAAAGAGCTAGAGATTATAGTTTAAGCGGAGAGCTTTTAGAAACTCAAAGAACTAGATTAATATTATTAGATAGGATTAGAAATAAATCTCATATAATATTTAATGGAACTCATGTAAAATGTAATATATGTGATAGTTCTAGCAAGATATTAATTCCAATATCCGTAGATTTGCTAAACGAATCATTATTAGCATTTAAAAAAGCACATATACATGAGTAAGGAAAAAGATATTAAAAGTAAAATAACCAAGTATTACGGAAGAACATTATTAGATTCTCGCGGAGAAAGGTGTAAGATAATAGGGCATACTTATTTTAATGGAACTAGAGAAATACAAATAGTAGTATCTAAAGGATTCGGTCCGTCAGAGAAAACTGAAAAGCTATGTATAGACGAGGTTGATTTAGATATAAAACTAGAATCCTTTTCAGATGCTCCTAAAATAGATAATAGTGATATTATTATTCCAAAAAATTTAACATTTAATTATATACACGAAAAAAATAAAATTATAAAACCATTAGAAATGAGCGAGCAAACAGAGGATAATTTAACAGGACTTAGAAAACATCTATTTTCAGCTATCAGAAAACTAGAAGGTGGAACAATGAAAAACGAGGAAGCAAAGGCAATGGCGCAGGTTGCTCAAGTGATAATTAACTCTGCAAAGTTAGAAATGGAGTTTAAACAATTAACAAATGATAAACCAACAATTAAAATGATTGATTAATTTGTAACCTTTTACATTAAATATCGTATAACCTTTAAATCAAAAACAAATAATTATGAAACGCTTATTAATTTTAGTCCTATTTGTAGGATGTCAAAAGAAAACTACTGCTCCAAGCAGTACAACGCAAACAACAACAACTTCAAAAGTATATTGTTGGTATCAAATGGGTTTCAACAACTCTTTTGTATTCTACAAATGCACCTCAACGGATGCAGAATATCAAGCCACTTCAAACTATGGAGCAACTAATCAAATGAACCTAACTGTTATAGAAAAAAACAGTTGCAATGAATGTCAATAATGATAAACATAATACATCCTTCAGCCGATAAAGACATTAACAAAGAAATCTTAGAAAATAAAACAGAGGATAGTTCTGAGTTAATCTATGCCAAAGAACCTAATTCATTCTCTACTACTAAGCAGTTAGACAGAATATTATCAGATGATATTCAACAAGTCAGAGATTGGAAAAATAAAGTGATAGAAATCCGAGATAAAAACAAAGGAAACGAACTTTATAATATGTGGAATTTAGAAGCCAAAAGAATTGTTGATTTTTTAAACAGTTTATGCGCTTAATATTTTGATAATAAATACAAATAGTTTAATTTTATAACCAAACAAAAACAAAGAAAAATGAGTAAATTAAAAATGTCAAAACGAGCCGATTGCTTAAAAGCATGGATGACAGAAAACAAATTCCCAAAAGTTAAATTAACAACAACACAGCCTACTACCTATGGAAAGCATTAATCAGCAATTAGCAAAAAGAATCCAAGCAATCAAAGTGCCAGAGGATTTAGTTAAAAATAATGTAAACGTTATCCCATTAGGTAAATCAGTTTTATTACAACGCGTTAAAGGAGGAGAAAGAAAGTCTGAAACAGGATTAATCATTCCTGATGCAGTTAGTACTCAAGAGTTTACTGCTAGAATCATAGCATTAGGTCCTGAGTGTTCAGATTACCTTAAAGTGGGTTTATTAGTGATTTACAATTCAATGGCTAACTTAGAGTCTATTATCAATGGTAAGCCTTATTTAATGACACATGAGAGTTCTATTTATTACATTGTATTAGATGAAGAGGCTCAAGTAAAAGCAGCTCCAGAGTCGGCGGAACAGAAACGTAGAAACGCTAAAATACAAACTCAAGCAGCTACATTAAAACGTGTAGATAAAGCTCAAGCTAACAAAGAAGACATTTATGAAGAGAAGTTGAAAGCTAGAAAAAAGACAATTTTCGCAGTTACTAAACAATCTAAAAAGAAGTAAATGAGCAAAATATCTGCTGAAGAACTGGCAAAACAATTAAATGGATTTGACGTAGATGATAGCTTTACTAAAAGTGTTATTAACTCAGCTAAATACAGTAACTTAGTAATAGTGTCTGCCATTGGTGACGATACTATAATCTTTAGTGGTTCTTTAAAAGATGAGTTTGATTTACTTCATGGCGGACAAATATTCATGGCTAAAGAAGGAGATGAATATGTGCCTTATACTAAGCAGTGTCCTAATAAATCAAGAAAAGTGATAGAAGTATTTTGGGATAAGCATAGTCTATTCAAATGGAAGTTCTTAACTCTTATAAAGCACGTTCAGTATGATTTAAAAAAAGACGGTAAAAGCTTCTGTAAAGGAATTATATTTAGCCTAAATGATGTTTAAAACATTGGTCACAGACGTGTGAATCGTAAAAATGAGATGCGTTTAATCTATTCCTAAATAAATTAAAGCCCACTAGCTCATCTGAATCGTAAGTCAGTAATTAACCCTCCCTAAAAAAGAGGGTTTTTTTCTATTTTACATTTGCAGCATTTTTTCACTAGATACTAATACTACAAGGAGTCTTCTATGAACTCTACTGAAATAGATATGGCGTTACCTGCATTAGTTCTTCCATTGTAATTTAAACATAAGCATTGAGTAGCTCCTCTTAAAACAATAGCTTTAGAAGCTCTATCTCCAAATAACATTTTCCATGCGTATGGTTGAGTTGTGGCTGTACTTAAAAATAATTTATGAGAAATTATATTACCGACAGATGTACCTAAACTTGTTGGATCAACAGTATAAGCTTTTATAACTGATGTAGCTGCCGAATCTGAACTATCGTGAGGAACGCTTGTTAAAGTTGTTGATGTCCCTCCGTCATTTAATGTAGACCGTTTTATAACTATAACATCTGTAGCTGCTGCCGCAGTAGCTATACCTATCACTTCTATTTTAGTTATACGGATTGTTTTAGTAGCACTTCCTGTTATCATAATAAAATCAGTAGCCGCTGCCGCAACAACAAGTCCTGTTATAGAAGCTGAATATGTTTTAGAAACACCATCAATAGTTTTAACTAAAGAAGCATCTGTATTATATTGTGTAACTCTACCTGCTTGAGAAGTTTGGTCTATTTTCCAAATATATCCTAATAAGTCTTTAATAATTGCCATAATATTTAATTTATTGAGTAGTTAATTTTAAATTTTCCTTCTAATGGACTTCCATCTGCTGCCGTTATAAACAAGTTAAATGTTTCTTCAGATGATACTCCTGCTTTAATTATTAAATCATCCATCTCTAATTCATCTAAATCTTTATCTGTTGGTTTAGAGTATGCTAATGATGCTAATATTAATGTGTCTGATAATATTCTACTGTCATATATAGTAAATTCTTTTTCAAATAATCCTTCGTTACCAAAATCAACCTCTACTTGTTTTATTTCAGATTTTGCACTTAATTCTGATACTTGACTAACTAATGACTCTACAGTTAATTGTTGTTGATATTCCTCTTGCTCAGCAGCCAACTGTTGCTTTCTTAACTCAGCTTTATAATTATCTAAGTTGCCAGTAAGAACCCTTGTTAAAGCGCCGTTACTCACTCCCTTATACATATAATTATCATCACAAAGATAAATTTTATCTAATGTGGCAGTTTTATTTTGCCATATAGTATTTATCTGAGCTATTGTAAAAATCATTGTAATAATTTATGTAACACTTCATACATTTTAGGTAAATCAGAGTTCTCTATACAGTTATAACAAGGAGGGTTAGATGTTACGCAGGCGCCAAAATTAACATTATCTAATTTTGTAAATGAAGATTCTGTTCCTAATGTTAAAATCAACGCAACTTCTGTGGTATTACACTCAAAATTTATTACATATAATGTTGTTGATGCAGTAGTTTTAGTATACGTGTATCCAGCATTAGTAAAAAAAGAATCAAAAAATGTTGGTTTATATAATCCTCCAGATGTAATTTCAGAATATTTATAAACTCCATTAACTATTAATTGAATGGTTATATTTCCTACCGCAAAATTATTATTAGGAATAGTAATTTCAAATTTAGCTAATATCTCTGTTTCTACTACAGGAGTTTCAAAACAAAAACACTCAAGTCTTCCTATAAGTTTTTGAGCCAAGTAAAGTTTATTAATGCAACATGATACATCCTCTCCATAAGACATTTTCTTTTGTAAAATATCTACAGCGCAAACATAATTACACTTTGCGTTTAATAATTCTACTCTATGATTAGTTTGAATGTCCATTATAAAGCTATAATCCTATAAGTTAAATAAATGTCTACTGAGCTATTTCCTGCCGTAGGATTTCCAACAAGCGCACTTACATTAACTGCTGCATTAGATATTAATTGAGTCTCAGATGCTGTAGAGCCAATAGCTAATCCATTTTGTATTTTTATAATAGAAGCTCCTAATAAGCCAGTAATAGTTTCTTGACTAACTGATGCTGTTGGAGAGCCTATACCTAATACTAAATTTGTAGCATAGGGAACAGTGTTATAATTAATTCTAGCAGAACTCTTTATTACTTGTATAGCTAAATTTACACCAGGAGCAGCCACTAATTGTATAGGGGTAGTAAATAAAGCTAATATTTGAGCTGTCGTCAATGTTACTTTAGTAGTTAACACACTCGTGTTTCCAGAATCACCTTTTTCTCCTTTTGTTGTTGATGTGATATTACAACCACATTTACCTGAACATTTACACATATTTAATATTTTTAATTTTTAACAATCTGTACAATTACTATCACAAATCTCAGCAGCCTTATCTAACATACCTTGAGCTTTACTATCTTGCCCTACATTCATAGCGTATTTAGCGCCTTGTAATAATACTTCTGATAGAATTAAGTTTTTTAATTTATCGTCAAAGCATCCGCAAGATAAGTCCATTTCTACATATTTATTCTCTATGCAACAATTTACTGAACAACTAGACAAAGCTTCATCTGAAGTAGTATAAGAGAATGATAATCCTCCACTCAATCCACTGATAGTGTAATCCCATTTAAAGATGCCATCCGCCATTTCAGGTAAAGTAACTCCATAAGCAGCTAAAGTAACATCAAAGTTAGTCAAAGGGAATACTGTAGATTCTAATAAAGCAGTAATATCTGTTACTGTTCCGTTTAAATCAGTGAATAAACATTCTGTAATAACGTGACTAGCGATAATGAAATCAAAAGTAATAGGCGTAGTCATCGAAGGATAATAGACGTTTAATTGCGCGGAAGTAACATCATCTAATGCTATTCCATCTATTAATCCATATCCAAATTCATTATACTCATCATTACATAATGTAACAAGAAATCCAGTTATATCTGAGAACAAAAGCTGCGTGCAACCTTTCTCTATTTCGATACAACCTGTTAAATCTATTCTTTCTATTGCCATTTTATTACTTTTATACTGTAAATATATAGATTATTTTATTTGATTTTCAACAAATGTTACAGCTTTACCTCCTGGTAAAATTCTCTTAGTTTTCTGCCAAGCATCTTCCTCAAATCCTACAAGTGCCTCAAAAGCATTTAACATATCTTTAATCTTACCTAAAATAGCAGCAGGGTTACTTACCATGTACTTATCTTGCTCTAAATCAAAGATAAATAATACTTGACTTAATGCACTATCCCAATTTAACCCACCTTTTTTCTTATCATCATCGTCATCGTCAGAATGTTTAAGAGCTAATAAAGCTCCTATTGTAGCCATTCCTTTTAAGTTTTGAACAAAAGCAGGATTAGTTAAAGCTTTTTTAATATCACCTTTCTTTAAATCGGCAGCCATTTCTTTAACTCCTACTCTTAACATCTTAGTATAAGAACCTTCTTTCTCTTGGCCATAAGCATTAAAGTATCTAGCTGAGAATCTTTCTTTAAACCAATCTGGCATCCATACTTTAAATTGGAATAAAGCTTTACCGAACTCTCCACGCATAATATTACGGCGGTCTTCGTCAGGATACTTACCTTGTATATCAGTAACTCTATTCTTAACTTGAGTCATTTTAGATTTAATCTTATCTTCATCTACTCCTTTTTTAACAGTTAATACATCGTTACCGTATTTATCTTTAGTAAACTCAAAACTATCAAACTCTTCTTGACTAAGTAATCCTAATCCTAAAGAACCTTGTATTTGATATTCACCTACTTGAGTACCCCATGTAGCTAACTTAGAAAATACACTACCTGCTTTAATTACAGGATGAGAGTCAAAGTCTTGGTTTACTAAGTTGTATTTTTTAATAATAGCCAAAGCATAATCATTAACAATACCTACTTTTTTTCTACTTCCTTTACCTCCAAATAATCTAGCATTACCTCTAGCTAATGTTTCTGCGTTCTCAGCTCTCCAATTATTGTAGTTACCTACAAATACGTTAATAGCATTAGCAGGAATATTAAACCACATTGTTGTACTTGCTACTAATTTTCTTAAAGATTTAATAGCCGCATCAATAACAGGATCGTTTACATAAGGTTCTTTGAAAATCTGTAAAGCTTTCCAATCGTTAATCCACTTAGATACATTCTTTTTAGGAACATATCCCTCTTCCATGTAACCATACTTATTAAGATACTCTATAGACTCAACTAATGGCATAATCTTACTGATATGCTTAACGTGTGCTGACTCATCTATAAATTGATTCATAGCTTTATAGAAGTCTTTTGAGTAACCTCTGTCTTTAGCTCTTGGCTTATCAAACTTACTTACTAATTGACCTTTCTCGTTTAATGAATACTCAGCATCTCCTTTTAACTCTAATGGATTATCTTTCTCATCAATATTTTGACCTTTCTTTAATTGGTATCTAGCTTTAATGTTAGCTACAAGTAAATCATATAAAGCCTTTGCTATACTCTTAATGTTTTTCTTGTCAACGCCAGCGATAATCTCTTTTTCTATTTCAGAATAAGACATTACTTTGCCATTATGTAGGATTCTAACTCTACCTAAGTTAGTTGCTCCTCCACCTAAGTAATAACTAAAAGCAGGAATTAAACCTTCTGATTTATAAGCCTCTCTAAAGTTCTTATCTACTCTAATGGCACCCATTTTAACATTCTCATAGTCATTTGCAGACATAGATTCTCTATATCCTGCAACTGTTTCTCTATGGAAGTCTAAGTAGTCAAGTTTAGCTTTAGACAATCCTTTAGCTTTTGCTTCATCTATTGTTAAGTAATTACCATTATCATCTATCATCCACTCAAAGTATTTACTTGAATCAGAACTAAATCTATTGGCGGCTTTACCTGTAATACCTAATCTCTTATTCTCTTCTTGAATTACTTTTAATCCAAGTTTAGCATGAGTATCTTTTAATGAATTAGCTTCAGTTATTTTATCAATAATAGCCTTTCCATTTGCTAATGCTAAGGCTTGCATATCCGCGTTCTTTTCAGAAAATTGAGAATAATGTAATATCTTACTTTGTAGTGGACTAATATCACTTGTTTTGCCTAATGCCTCTATGAATCCTTCTTTATCTTTATGTATCTCGTTTTGCTTAACAGTGACTAGGTGTCCAAGTCTTAGATAAGCTCTCTCTTTTACTGCTTTAGCTGCTCTATCATTAAATGCAAATAACTTAGTAATTAAATCGTTTAACTCATTTTCAGTATATTCATCTAAGTCTTTATCTTTTAGGATAGCTTGTACTGCTCTAAAGTCTTTTTTATATTTTAAGTACCCTAAGTATCTTTTAGCTTTAATGGCAAACTCTTTACTAGCTTCTTTTAATAAGGCTCTTTGTTTTTCTAACTCAGCATCGGCAGACTTAATTTCTTCATCTGTAACAGCTTCATCGGCGGCTATTGTAGCTAATTTCTCATCTTCTTTTACCTCTCTTAATTCTACAGTAGCTTGCTCGTATTTATCAAATTCTTTCTGAGCATCAAAACCTTCTGCTGTTGCATATTGATTATACTTTAATGCTTGGTCCGCAAATGGTTTTTTCTTTTCTTTCACTTTTTGGTCTTTAGCTACTTCTCCTTTTACAGCTTCTAACTTAGAAGTTTTAACACCTCCTATTATCTGTTTAGCAAGGCTCTTAGCTACGTTCTTATCTAAACCTAACTTCTGCTTTAACCAGTCAAATATGTAGTCTAAGTAAGCTTTAAATTTACTTCTATCTTCTACTTTATCGAATATATCAGCACCTTCTCGTCCTATTGCTTCGGCTAACACTTCCATGTCTAATCCACGCTCATCTAATCCGCCGTAAAGATTTTTAGTTTCTTCGTATAATGGAGTAGTTTTAAGTTGCTTAATAGCCGCTTGAATAATTTTATTATCATAGCCTATTGCATCAATAAATACATGGGCGGCTTCGTGGATAGGAGTATCTAATCCTGCGTAATTAGGATTAATTTCAATGGTATTTTCTTTAGGATTCCATCTTCCAGCCTTACCATCTAAATCTTTTTCAACTACATTTACTTTAGGTAATGCTTTTTTAATAGCATCTATCACCTTAGAAATATCACCCTTACGGCTTGATACTTTTTGGAATGGCTCGTTTTCTGATTCATCAATAACAATATCAGTAGCATCTTCCCACTTTTCATTTTTTAATTCTTCATCAGTTTTACCTTCTAAGTAATCAATTACTTTATCTGCAACTTCAGGATTAACATCTTTATCTTCGTAAACACCTGCTAACAACTCTTCTTGTCTGTTAATAGACTCAGCACTTGTTTTCTTTATCAAGTCTTTAGCCATTTGAATAGGAGATGTATTCTCAAGTAAGACTTCTTCTAAAGCATTAAAGTAATCTCCTGTATTATATTGAGGAAACTTATCTTGATTATCTTCCCATAACGAATGAGCTAAGTCATTCATATTAGGAGCATATCTAGGATTATATTTATCAAGTTTTAGAGTTAAGTTTTGTCTAGCAAATCTCTCAGACTCTTTACCTTTAAAGAATGATTTAAGTGAATCACTATCAATATATCCGCCGCCTATGAAGTGTTGCATAACTAAATCATAAGGAGTTGACACCTCTATTTTAGAAGCCTTTACTCTATTAGGCTCTTTTACTTTTCTTTGGATTCTTGACTTGCTTCCTTTAAGCTTAGTTTCTTTGACAATTCCTTTATCCTCTCCACTAGCTTTTTCATCTCCTGCTCCGATAGGTTCCTTTCCGTTAACGGCACTTTCTTGTTTTCCATCTTCTTTCTTGTTTGTTTCTTGTTTATTAATAATATCTAATACTCTTTCAGGCTTCATGTTATCTACATTAACCTTACTATACCCTAAGTCATATAATTGTTGCTTTACTGCTTTTGTAATAGTTAATGGTACTGATGCTTTTTGTTCTGCAACTTTAGCTTTACCTTCTTCTACTATTTTATCAGTAGCTACTTTAGCTTTCTCTGTAGGAGTTGGTTTAGGTTTTGGTTTAGTAAGTCTTTCTATAACATCACCACCTTCAGGATTTTCGTTATACATCTGTTGCTCTAAGGTTTTAAGTAAATCCTTTTGCTCTGCTGTATATAATTCATTACCTGCTTTATCTTGAGAATCCGCACTACCTAATTTAGTTTCTTTAGCCCAAGATAAAAACTTACCTGTTCTAGCATCAAATACTTTTAAAGCTATTTTGCCAGGTTTATAATCAGGTCCTTTATCTTCATTCAAAGGATTGTTTAAATCAACTGCGCGGATACCTACAGGTAATCCTTCTTCATTACCTTGTGTTCTTTCGCTTCTAAAGTGTCTTCTAAAAATATCATCCCATCTTACAGTCTTATCATTTTCATCTTTAAATTCTTGTTTAGAAGATGCTACACGAATCTTTTTACCATCTTCCATAGTAACTTCTATAACATCACCCTTCATTCTATCCCCTTCATCATTAACGTAAGAATATAATCTCTTAGTTAAGTTTCCGAATAGTTTTCTGTTAGGTTTATTATAAGCTTCTTTACGAATAACTCTATGAATAGTCCGCGCATCAGTAGAAGGGTTATTAAATTCTTCTGTATCTATTTCTTCATAAGTTCTTTTGTCGTCTTTCCAATAAGGTTTATTTTCAAGTTTAGGATATGTAATTACTTTTTCTTTACCTAAACCTTCAATATCAGGTTGTCTTGTTTTAGCTTTTTCAACTTCCTTTTCTTGACTCAACTTTGAGTTAGTTTCCTCTACCTTAATCTCCTTCTCTTTTTCCTTTTGAATACGCTCTTCTTCTTTCTTAGGAATAACAGGCTCGCCTTTGATTTCTCCTTGGCGGATAATATCATTTAATTCAGATTGAAGTTCTTTAGCTTGTTTCTGTTTACTCTCAACTTTAGCCCTAGCAATTGGATCAAGCTTAGAGATTTCATTCTCATTAGTTGGTATTTCAGTTTTAAGCCCTTGTATTTGGAATGATAATTCAAATGCCTTCTTTTCATTTTCAGGTTTTAAATTAACACCTTTAGTCTCTTCATTATACTTGCTGTAAGCATCTATTTTAAACATAGCTTGCTCGTATTCAGGCTGATTAATGTCATTATTTTTAAGAGCATTATCTAAATCAACCTTTAAAGCTTTTACTGCTTCCGCACCTTGTTTAACTCTCTCATAAGCATTAATAGATTGCTCATCATGTTTGCTTCTTAATATCTGAGTACCTAAAGCCATCGGCGCACCAGACACTAATCCTGTTGCAAAACTATTAATATAATCTCCAAATGATTTAGCATCAAAAGCATCTGTTCCAAATTGTCCTCTCTCATCAGGAGTTAATTTATCCCATAATTGTTCACCTGCCTTCTGAGTAAAATCTTGAGCTGCCTCTTGTCCACCTTCTCCTAATACATCTTTTACAATACCTTTAACTCCTCTTTTAGCAAGTTCACTATAACCAACAGTCATTTGTTTAGTTAATTGCTTAAATCCATTCTCTGTTATATTTCCAATAGCATCTTTCTCTACTTCTTTAATTACAGTTTTAAGTAATTCTCTTTTTTCATTCTGAAATACTTGAGACATTAACTTACCATCAAGTCCAAAAAATGAATCTAACGCTGCCATTGGAGCTGTTATAGCTGATGCAACCGCCGCCTTATCTCTACCTTTTAATCCTGCCTCTTCAGCATTATCTAGGTTATCTCCTAATTGACTCATAAATGAACCAACAAATATCGCTGCTTTAGGACTATTCTTTAATATAGCGGTAGCTCCTCTTGTTCCTAATCCAAATTCTGTTAGCGATTCAGCCGCCATGTTTAAAGTTCCCCATAAAGCTTTAGGACTTAAATCAAATCTATCTTTGTCTAAAATATCACTCCATTGAGTAATTCCTTCTGTATTTAATATTGGAGTTTCTAAATCACTATCTTTCTTAAACTTTAATGCTTCGGCTGTATTACCTAATTTATTTAAGTAACTACTTTCTTCTCCTGTTACTAACGTAGTTCCTACTTGAGCTAAATCAACCACTCCTTGCACAGCTCCCATTACTCCATTACCTAAACTCTTACCTAAGTCAGTGTACCAACTATCATCCTCTGCTTCTTTCTGATTACCCCATATACTTGCTACCTTATAACCTTTTGGCGGTTTCTCTCCATAAGCTAATGCTGTAGGAACATAAACTCCATTATCCTCAAGTTTATTATAATACATAGTATTATTATCATCATGTTTTGCATCATAACCTTGGATAGTTAATATAGCCTTCTCTCTTTGTTCTTTAGTAGCTCTTGTATCTTTTAATACATCTTTAAGCACATCCCATTCAGAATCTAATACAGTAGAACCATTACGTCCACCTTTTTGTTTTAATAATTCAATAGAACTATCTACAGCTAAATCTTGAGGAGTTGTGTATGTTGGTAATATCGTATTAGCGTCACCTGCTTGTAATTGTCCTATTGGACTTAAATTAGATTTAACTGGTTTTAATTGGCCTACTGGCTTAACTCCATTATTAACAGGTTTAAGTTGTCCTACTGGTTTAATATCCATATTATTTAGTATAAGGTATTGCGTTACCGTTTGCGTCTTGAATAAATAAATTTCCTACTTCATCTTGAAATATTTGTTGCTGACTAGCTTGTTGAAGAGGATTTAATTCTGTAATTTGTTTATTAGTCATGCCAACATAATTATTAAACTTAAATCGTTTAGCTTCATCATTAGGATCAAACTCAACTTGAGCTGGTATCCAATAAACATTTTCTTTTTTACCTTTAGGGGTAGTTATTTCTTTTACTACAACCTTATCTCTCATTTTAGGGTCATTATCATAACCAGCATTATCATAATCCGTTTCAGTCATTTCTATATAACCGTGCGCTACTCCAATAGTATTATTAGATTTTAACCCCCACTTGCCATTTGACTTTCTTTCTACTGTATTAGCTTGTCCGAAATCTCCACTAGGAATAAATTTCTGTCCTTTAGACGTTCCTTTAAATCCACCATCAGCATCGTAAATCTTAGCTTCAGGAGTTAATCCTAGCATAGCGGTTACTGATTCTGTAGGTAATTTATTGTATCTCTTACTAACAACAGCATCCCTATAAGCGTCAATATTTTTATTTTGTCCTTGTCCTTGTTGAGCATATTCCCATTTCTTAACTGCTAAAGCATCGTTATAGTGAGGTTCACCAAACTTACGTTTTAAGTCAATTCCTGGACGTATCAATTCTTTTGCGTAAGCAATTCCTTCTTCGTCTGTTTTAGGATTATATGTAACTTGTATTTGACGTTTATGTCTATTGTAAAAGTCCATAGCCGCAGGAGTCAAAGCATCCTCATCAACTAGCTCTTCATATCCGCCATTGCCTTGTGTTTTATATTTTCTTGCTTTAATCAATCCAGCCGTTTTAAGAGCCTCTTCATTTAAAGGAACAAAGTCTTCAGGTTTATCATAAACGAATGCTTGTGGACCAAAAGTAGCAGCCGCCTCTTGTCCGTCTTGATGTCCATACTTTAGATAGTTTTGTTTCTTAGCTAGTAACTCTTGGTAAGCCCCTGCATCATACATATTAGGGTTCTTAGCTACTTTAGCTAAATCATCATTTAATCTTTTAAAAGACTCATCTGATGCCATTCCCCTAATAACGTTTTGATTAGATTTAAGGTATTTCTTCTTCTCATTAATTTGTCTTCTTACATTAGGATTATATCTAAAGTCAGGATTATCTCTAATAATAGTTCCTATCTCACGAATGGTTTTATCCGCCTCTCCTTTAATTAAATTATAGTCATAAGAGTTGGCAGCATTCATGTAATCTAAGTCATCCTCAAATGCCTTTAACTCAGCCGTATTCTCAGCTTGAGCGCGTTTCATTTGTTGATCTTGAAATCTGGCATCAGCGATGCGATTATTATAATCCATTGACTGAGCGAGTCCAGTAGCTATTCCAATTTCCATGTGTAAAATATTTGTTGTTAAAGATATAAAATTTTATAACTCATTATAAACAAAAAATAGGAATATTTCTACTCCTACTTTTAATTCATTCGTTGATTATTTTAATCATCATTATTAATACTTGTTTAACGTAAGTTATTTTAAAAGGTTACGTTGTAGGGTTATAATTATTTAAACTATATCCTCTAGCCTCGTCTGCTTTTAATCTAGCTTGTTGGTCTTGTCTAAATCTATACGCTCCAATAGTATTAGCTAATCCTGCGCCTATTAATTCACTTCCTGCTTGTTGTTTTTGCTGAAAGGTATTCATAGCATCGTTATAAGCTTGTCTTCTATTAGCTGCTAATATAGTTGCTCTATCAGCAGCCATTACATCAGCATATTTTTGCTTATTCATTCTCATCTCAGAGTCAGCTTGTTTTAAGCCTAATTTATTCTTCCAAGCATCGTTAATAGCAGCTCTGTTAAGATTAAATGATTGTACACCACTAGCATTTAAACCAGCCATTTTAGCATCGTTTAATCCTCCTTGTATATCTTGCTCTGCCATGAATCTTTGCTCAGGAGTTAATCCGAATAAAGCATCTTGTTGAGCGCGGTTAACAGCAGCATTATAAGTTGGGTCTATTACAGCTTTATCAATAGGACGCTTCTCTTTACCTAGCATATTCAATCCTAATGCAGATTGTCCTATTCCTACGAATGCAGTTGGGTCTATGTTACTTAATTTATCCGCCCAAGCGTTTTTAGATTTAGGTTTTGACGCTAAATAATTTTCATTACTTGTTATATTAGCATCGTTTATAACAGCTTGTCTTGTTGGTGCATTAGCGATAGAAGCCTCTTGCATAGCAGCTTGATTAGCAGTCTTTAATTCAGCATCTTGTTTTAATCCTTGTAAAGATAAATCTTTAGTAGGTAAATTATCTACTGTTACTTTAGAAGCTTTTACTTTAGGTGCTTTTAAAGATGGTTTAGTAGTAGGTACATTTTGAGTAACTACAGTTGGCTTAGTTTCCGTTTTAGGAGCTACTGTAGCTGTTTTAGGCTTAACCTTAATATTACCACTAGCATCATAATTATTATCGTCCTTAACGTAATTATAAGTTCTTTCAGCATTATCAAATTCTGATTTAGCTTCTTGTATTTTCTTTAATAAATTTTCTTGATACTTTCTTTGAGTATCAGTTAAAGTTCCTGCTTTTATTCCTTTAGCTTTTTGTTCAGCAGTTGGAGTGTTAGCTGCTTTAAATTCTTTAGAAGCCTCTTCATAAGATTTATTTAAAGCATCTAATTTAGTTTTAGAGTCATTACGTTTTTTATCCCATTCAGAAGCTTTGTTCTTTCTATCAGCTTTTCTATCATAAGATTCTACTTTAGCTTTAAAGTCAGCTATCTTTTTATCTCTTGCTGATTTTTCAGCATCAGACTCAGCCTTAGCTGATTTTTCAGCATCTTCTTTTTCTTTATTTAATCTAGCTAATTCTTTTATTGGGTCAACTTCATCAATGTCTCCACCTGCGGCATATCCTTTCATCTTAGGAGCCATAATCTCACCTCCTTCTGCCCATGTTGTTCTTGCGTAAGCTCTGAAATGAGGATTGTTATCTAAGTTATCTTTATGTCTTGCGTAGAAAGCTTTTTTTCTTTCAATGTCTTTAGGATGTTGTCCTAAGTTAGGGTCTCCAAAGTATTTTACAGTTCCATCAGGACCTGTTACTTTATGAGTTTTACCTTCTCTATCACCTGACCTTTGAACTACATATCCGCCTTTAGCGTATTCGGCTTTAATCTTTTTTTCTTGTTTTAACATTTCCGCAGTTGGAGCTTTATTACTACCAGCAGCATCTCTAATGTTATCCCATAAACCTCTTTTAGAATAAGAACCATCTGCTCTTTTTAGCATACCGCCCATTTTCATTTCTTCACTATTATTTTCTGAGTTAGGAGCTAAATCTTCTAAATCAATACCAATAGATTCTAAGTATTCATTCTCTTCAGGAGTAAATAAATGCTCTCCATTAGATAGTTTTACTGCTTCACCTTCTTCTTGTTTAAGATTAGCTTTTTTATTAGGAGCTTTTAAATATAGTTTACGAATACCTTTTGCTAATTCTGCATTCTCGGCAGGCACTACAAACGAACCTTCTTTTACTTCAGCCATTATACTGTCTGATTTAGCAGTTCCTTTACCTTTAATATCTCCGCCGTCAGCATACATATTTTTAATCTTACCAACTATACCTCCTTTATTCATCATAGGACGGTTCTTATCAAACTGTTGTCCATCCGCTAAAATCATATTTTGATTCTCGTCAAATGTAACTCCTGATAAATTATAAGGATTAGTTATTGTAGGATTCTCTTCTTGGTTATTTCTAGCTGCTATAGCTTGTTGTTGTTTAGATGCAACGTTAGCAGCATTTACTTCAGCTAACTGAGCCTTAGCTTTGCTTTCAATAAAAGCATTATATTGGTCTCCTTTAATATCTCCCCAGTTTCCTGATTCGTTTCTATACGCTAACGCTTTTGTAGGGCTAAATAAAGCGCCTCCTATAGCGTTTTGTTTAGATTTTCCTGGATTTACTAAATTACCACTAGCGTCTAATTTCTCACTTTTTGCTTTGATGGGTTTACCTATTTGGTCTCCTATGGCAGCTACTCCACCTATCACTCCTCCTATTGAACCCATTTGAGATACTGCTGCTAATCCTGCACTTCTTGTAGCTTCACTTTTGTTTTGAGTAGGTTGTGAATTGTAATAAGCTGAACCTATACCTCCCATTCCCTCTCCTATTTCATTGGCTACATTTCTAGCTTTTTGTTGATTAGCTTTCTTTTTAGCAGCATCTATTTCATCTTGTTTATCTTTAGCTTTTTGAGCTGCATAAGGGTCGTTTTGTCCAACTACGCCAGTATCTAATCCTAATATGCCATATCCTGTGTTACCACCTAATGTATATCCTTTAATCTTACTTACAACACCACCTTTAGCAAACTTACCTTTAATCTCAATAGGATTCTCTATATTGTACATTCTACCTACTTCCATTTCTCCTTTTCTTAAAGGAGTTATATTTTTTGTATCCATTTGAACTCCTACATTTGGAGTAACAATAGGATTTCCTTGAGTATCGTATTTTTGTTCAATATATCCTATTGGAACTTTATCTAAAGCATTCGGAACATTTGCGATATTTCTTTGATTAAACTCTCCACCGCCACCACCAGCTACTCTTGTAGCTTTAGTTCCAGGCATCATTAAACTTCCTTTATAATCAGGGTTAGCTTTATTTCCACTATAATCCGTTGGCTTAGACATGCCCACGAGAGACCATTCGTTTCTTACATCATCAATAGTTCTGCCTGTATAAGTTGGAGTGAATTTTCCGTCTTTAAAACTATTTAATGGATTAGCTAAATCATAAGCAATTTCTCTACCCTCTTTATCAATATTTGTAGTTCTTGATGTATTAGTATATCTTCCATACTCATCAGGAAATGTAAATGTTGTTATTCCATAATCAGCTCCCCATTGAGCAGCAGGGTCTATTTTTTCATAAGTACTAATACCTCCATACAAACCTGTTTGCTTAGGAGGTGTTACTTCTGGAGGCGGTAATTTATATCGTTGTATAGTTGACCCAAATGTAGAAGACTTTTCAGGGTCTTTTTTTCTTGGAGTCCCTGTTCTTTTTTTTCCGCTAGAAGGCGGATACATCTTTTTCTTAGTCTCTTCATGCTTAGTCTCAACTTCCCAATACTCTCCGCCGTCAGAATCAATTTTAAGTACAGCGTTTTTTGGTATTTCAGATTTGCTTTTAACTAATTGAGGAGCAAAATCATCATTAGATTTACTTTTAGGTGCTTTAACACTTTTTCCTTTATCTTCAGGCATGGTATTTATGTTTTATACAAACAAAAATACATATTTTAATAATACTTCTAACGAGCTGCTCGACTTAAAAAAGCAAAGAAATATAAAGAATCTTCTATTTTATTAATCTTATCTCTGTAATTAAACTGAACTGAAACAACTTTAAATCTAAATAATTTATTAAACACGTTTTGAGGAATAGCATATTCAACATAACTCAACTTATGATCTATTTCAAATGCAGCAATATAATCTTCACTACCATCCTCAAATCCTATTTTTATAATAGAGTTGTTTAAATCTGTAGTCTTAGAGAAATAAGCATACAATCTAATTCCGTAATGACCTGCGCGGATACTGTCAGAGAAAACTGAAAAATAAGTAGTATCTTTTCCGTCAACAAACTCTAAATTATAAGAAGGATATTTTGTAATTATACTTTTCTTGTAGTAAGAATTATAACTAGAATATCTTTCTATTTCCATAGATTGTGCAAAAGCACATCTAGCCAAAAATAAAAACCCTACTGATAATAATAAAACAAAAATGTTTGTTCTACGAGATTTAATAGCTTCCATAATTTCTAATATTAATTGGTTTATAAAGTACTTGTACGGTAGTTATTCATAAAAGGTTACAAAATAATTTAATTATTTAAAAGAGCAATCAATACACGTATTCATATCTTTTCCTAATTTACAATTTGATATAATTCCACAATTATCACATTTTATAGTTCCAAAGTGAACTTCATAAGAAAATTCTGATACTCTACCTGAGTTAATTTCTGATAATCTAATATCTTTACATCTTAAACAAAATGTATTTTCTTCTGCCGAATGTTAATCCGCATTTTTCAGATGTAGTATCTCCACATCTATCGCATTTTTCTGAGTTTTCAAAAGTATATTTCATGTTGTTTATTTTAATTATTCGTAAGTAAAATCTTTATTGTTACATATTTCACACCTTTCATTCATATAAAATCCACTACTAATTCTTCTATTTGCTTTTCCACAAACATTACATTTAGATTTATAAGATATAATGTTTATTATTTTACAGTATTTTAAATATTCATTCGTAGTTCCTCCCAAAAAAGTAATTATCGGTCTATGCCCTTTACTTGAATCGTAGGCTATAATATGCTTGTCCTCTGCTAATTTCTTCATATCCTTATGAGTCATATCAACAGGAAGTGTTTTTAAATCATAGCATAAAACGTAACCTATATCTCTCTTTTCTTTTTTTACAGAAAAAGACATTGTGGAATCAATTATATCGTTTCTTTTTTTCATAATTTATCTATAACCTTTTGATTTAACTCTTGATATATAACATATTTCATGTATGCTTATTATCATTTCAATACCCTTATCGTCCGAAATACTAATGAATCCATTTTTACAATTATACTTTATCATATTGTTTATTTTATCAGCATGGCTCTTAGTAATATCTAAAACTTGTCCATTTTTGAAAACTATCTTCATACCACTTTAACGTAATAAAAACACAAAAGGTTACAAAATAATTCAACTTTGAGTTATTTATCTTCTACTCACGAAAAAAGTCTTTAACCACTGCGATACCTTTTGTATGTTTTTAGCTACAGTTGGATTAGTTACATAATTCTTATAAGAGAAGTTTAATTTCACATAATAATCTGTTAACCTTCCGTTACTAGGTAATGGTAGGCTTGAAAACCAAGCTTTATCTATCCATCTGTAATTTCTGCTAGTAGTTGGTATATTTATATCACTTGCTGTTTGGTCATCAGTAGTAGCTACTAAGTCAGTCCAATTAGGGCCAATAGTTTTAAATTGAATGTTTTGCGCCGAAACAGCCATATCACTCTTAGCATTTACTACTATTGATAATTCATGTGTCCATACCTTACCATAGAACTTACATAAGTCAGCTCCAAAGTTTTGTAAGTAAATCTGATTAGTCTTATTAATAGCTAACCAATAAATACTTCCTGCATACTCAGGGTCTTTTGTAGCTGCTGGCGGATAAGAAGGTATATAAACTTCGCTAACACAAATATATTCTACGTTATCAACTTTAACAGTATCTCCAATTACAAATGTTGTAGGAGGCATATCAGAGTTGTAAGCCTTAGTATTCTTGGGATTATTAGCTGTTAATACCAAGTCATTATGATTATGCCATATCGCAGGAGTACAATCTGTAAAAGCTACAAAAGCATTTAAGATATGATTATATCCTAATGTAAAATCTCTATTCACAAATGACTCATTACTTTCTCCTATAAAATCCCTTTTAGCGTATTTAAAAGTTAAATAAGTCATTTTAAATGTAGGGTCATATACTCCAACTATACCATATCCTTGTAATGGAACTTCAGGTATCCCTAAGTTATTAGTATTATAAATAGCTGAATAACTGTTAGGATAGAATACATTACCTTCGTTAAACTCATTATTAAAGAATACTTGTAATCCTTTAACCATAGACATTTCTTCAGGCTTACTTCCAATACCCATTACCATAAATGCTCTTCTACGCATATCAAACCAAGCGAAACCATATTCTGTTTCTGTTAGTCCGTGTTGGTGTTGATTTCCAAAGTTAGTATCTATATCATCATATCTATCAATAACTCCTGTTACACCTAATGCAGTAGCATCTCCTAAAGCACTTCCTCCAACTAATTGACGTTCTAATATTGGAGTGTAGCCTACTGAGTGGTCTTGCCAATAGAATAACTTAGAATCTCTAGCTTTAAGATTATTGATTTGTCCGCGCTGTCCATCTACATCTCTGTAATCAGGTATTCTAAATACACGGAATGAATCTATTAACTCTCCAGGATTTTTGTATTGACTCCATCTTATTCTGTAATCAAAGTTTCCTGAAAATTTATAATTAAGTGGTAGTGACGGATATTTAATAAAATTACCATCTGTAGTATATGCTTTGTTATAACTATAAGATTCTAATTGTGTTGTAGGAGATAAAGATGAATCAAACCATCCTATGCCTGTAGCTCCCGAAGAAGGAAACATATTCTTATTCGATACCTTTTGCCCTCTTCTTAAATTATAATTTACATTACCTTCGCATGGAAACCATAAAGCATAAGACATAGCATTGTCGCTAGTTTCAAATGATTCATCCCATAATCCATATCCTAAATCAATAAGATTTGTAAAGCAATCTCCGCCGAACACCTCTATATTATTAAAAGTATATTTATTCTCTCCTGCGTAAATTCCTGTAGCAAACGTTCCGTTTAATGTATCCGCTTTAACCTGTGTATTAATAGGCTGAAAGTGACCACAAGACATATACAGTGTATTTGCTATAGCGGCTTCATTTACTCCTCCATAAAGATTAGAAGGGTCTGTATCTGTTATAAAGTTAGCTAACATCTTGTTATAGTTAGACGTATTAGCAGTAGCGTTATAATCTGTTAAAGCATCAAAGTGATTAAATTGAGATTTAATTATTTGCTTTTTACACCCAACAGATAAAATATCATAGCCTGGGTCAAAAGGTGTTACGCCACAAATAGAATCATAATTAAGTGTTACTAATGTCTCGTTTACGTTAGAATATCTATTTCTATAATCAACACTTGTTCCTAAAAAACCTCCAGCTCCATTATTCTCATCAAAATTATAAACAGCATTTCCATTCATTGATTTAAGCGGCAAAGTTCTTGGAGAACTAGCATCTTTTCCTGTACCAAAGCTTCCGACAGGCATATTAAATAATTTAGTAAACATTACTCTTTTTT